TTTCATTTTATTATACCATTCTTGATCTAAACGTCTTTTACGCAAACAGTCTTTACAGTGGTTAACGTATCTGTCTTTTTTACCTGCAGCGTAGTAAAAATGCTTAACTTCTTTATCTTGTTTACAGGTATAACATTTCTTACTTGTAATTTTAATTAACACAGGATTAACTCTATAACAAGCTTTACATACCGCAGCTTTACCTAACCTTCCGTGTTTATTATTGTAAAAGCCTGAAAGTTCTTTTCTCTCTCCGCATTTATTACATTTCTTAGTCATATACTATAATATACGAAAAATATTGCAGAGACACAAACTTCCTAAAAGTATATATAATCTCTATTTATCTTTATAATTAGAACTTAACTTTAAAATAATTTATTTATTATGAATAAGGAACACCTTAAAGACCTTGTTAAGTCCTATTTCAATCTAACAGAGAAAACAGAGATCGAAAATCAAGAAAACATTACAAACGAAAAATTCGCATCAGGTGAGTTAATTGACGGGACTAAAGTCAATAACGGATCTGACAAGGAGATGGAAGTTGGTGATTCTTTATTTGTTGAAACTGAAGCAGGCGACATGGTCGATGCTCCTTCAGGAGAACATGAAATGAAAGACGGTACTGTTGTCGTTGTAGATGGAGAAGGAAAAATAACAGGTTTAAGAAAACCCGATGAGACGGGACAAGGTTCTTTAGCAGAAGAACTACCTGATTCAGGACCTGCTAAGATTTTAAACGACGAGCATAAAATGTCGGAAGAAGTCGAAGTAGAAAAAGAGTCTGAAGTAGAGTTAGATGCTATCGAAGAATCAGATGAACTACCAATGTCTGAACACGAAGAAGAAGAAGACATGGAAGAGCATGGAATTAAAGAAGAAATCATCGAAGCTATTATGAGCGAAATCGCTCCAATGATGGATGAAATGAAAAAGAAACTTGAAGAGCATGATCAGAAAATGAAAGAACATTACTCATCAGCTGCAAGTGAATCAGTAACCGAGAAGGCTTTTAGTAAAGCTGGCTTTGGTTCAAAACCAACTGAAGAATTATTTCAATTTAAAACTTCAGACTTAAAAGCTATGCAATACGAGAACGTATTGAAGAGAGCTTCAAACAACAATTAACATTAACAAAACTTTAAATTAAAAATTATGGCATTAGATGTATCAGCATTATCAGACTTCAATAACGAAGTTGCTGGGAAAGTCGTACCAAAGATTGTATTTGAGGGATACACTACTTCAATACTACCTATTCAAGAGGGAATAAAATATCAAGAGCCTCTTAATATCTTCGAAGTTGACCTACAGGTTCAAGCAGGAGATTGTGTTAGTAACCCTTCAGGTTCTTTCGATGCTACGCAAAGAAACATTACAGTTACTCAAAGAACTTCTTACGACGGACTTTGTTTAGATAACTTAAATCCTAAATACTTAGGTATCTCTGCATTAGACAGGGGTTCGTATAACGAAACTTTTAAATTAGCTTCAGTATACACAGAACAAATTGTTAACCAAATGAAAAAAGCTGATGATGCTTTCTTATGGGGTGCAAGCGGACTTGGAGTACTTACTTCAGGATCTACAGCGGGTGTTGTAGTGCCGGATGCAGCTACAGGATCAGTATCTTCAGGAACTATCATTGGAATTACAGACGCATTAATTGAAAACTTATCAGATGACGTAGCGGACAGAGATGACCTTACTATCTGGATGTCTGTTTCTAACTTTAGAAAATTCATTACAGCGTTAAGAGGATTAAATAACTATTACTTCGATCCAGGATCAATTTCTAACAGAACTGGTATCCTACAGATCGCATATCCTTTCCAAAATGTAAAAGTAGTAGGTACAAGCGGAATTTCTGGAGACAGAATCTGTTTAATGCCTGATGCTTATGCAGTAGTAGGAACAGATCTACTAAGTGATGTAGAGAACTTCCAGTTGTGGTATGATATCAATGCAGACCAGCTTAAACACAGACTTAAATCTAAGTTAGGTGTACAAGTTGCTTTTCCAGAGTATATCGTATCTAACGGATTAAACTAATAGAAGAACTATTATACAATAGGGGGTAGTTAATTCTGCCCCTTATATTAACTAACTAATAAAACCAATAAATTATGGCATGTGAAATTACAAGTGGCTTTTCATTAGCGTGTAGAGACAATAGCGGTGGGATAAAAAATATCTATATCTTATCAGGTTCTGTTTCTTCAATAGTGGAAGCTTCAGATGGCCTAATTAGCGCAGTATCTGGAAGTGGTGTATTCTACAAGTTTGAATTAACTAAAAATACAGGAGACTTCACAGAAACTCCAACTCCATCTTTAGAAAATGGAACTGTGTTTTATGATCAAATAGTGAACGTAGCGTTTCATAAGCTGCAATCTTCTATCAGAAATCAAGTAAAAGTACTAGCTCAAAACCCAGATCTTAAGATTGTTGTTGAAACAAACAACGGGGTTGAGTCTCCTTACACAGGAAGATTCTTTTACGTAGGAAGATACAGAGGAGCAACTTTATCAGGAGGAGCAGCAACTACAGGTACAGCATTTGGCGATGCTAACCAGTATGCTCTGACTTTCCAAGGATTGGAGCCGGAACCAGGAGATGAAATACAAACTTCTAACGGTACCTTAGACGTCGCACTATCTGGAATTACAGTAGGCTAATTAACCTAAGATAACTAAAGGGGGAATGGTTGTAAAAGATTATTCCCTTCTTTTTTAAACGAATTAAATGATAAACTTAATTAAAGAAGGTACTTCGAATACTATAGCAATTAGTCCTGCTACATCTTCGATATATCAAGATATTTCAAGTGGATCATTTAGACTTGATATTGTACAAGACTATGATATGTCGAGTGCAAGTATAGATTTAGATAAGTTACCACCGATACCGGCTGGATATTATAATAACTATCTTTTATTTAGTGTACCATCGAGTCTTATACCGTCTCAGAGCGGTAATTATACTTATACGTTAGTAGAAGGTATTACAGGTACAGGAGTATGGGCTAATACATCAGAACAATGGGGTCTTGCAGACTTTAAATGGAGTGATGAAGGAGCTTTCCAAAGTGACCGTAACATTGATACTGGTAGAGTAAGAGTTGTTGGATTGGATAATCCTTCATATATTAGTTATACCGGTGCTGAACAAGACGGACAGTATACAACTTATCATAAATAATTATGGCGAAGAAAACACAAAAATTACATTTTGCAAAAGTAGAGAGATTTTCTCATGCATTAGCTAACTTTAATGAAAAGTTACAAGGCAAATATGTAAAAAGCGGAGATGATAATAAATTTCCACAATACTTAATTGAATTATATAATAGATCTGCAATACATGCAGCTTGTGTTGATTCAATTGTCCATGGAGTTATAGGACAAGGACTAACAGCTAATGAAGAAGACTTCTTAGAGTTTGCTAATAAAAAAGAATCTTGGAATGATATTTTTGCTAAAGTATCTTTAGATTATAAATTACATGGAAGTTTTGCATTAGAAATAATATACAGTAGAGATAGATCAAAGATAGCAGCAGTGCATCATATAGACTTTTCTACTATAAGAGCTAAAGAAAAAAATCATAGAGGAGTTATTCCTGGTTACTATATAAGTAACGATTGGAAGCAATTTAAAGCTCATACAGAAGAGAATACTTTATACTTACCTGCTTTTGACTTAATGAAAGCTAAAGATGAACCTTCTCAAATTTTTGTAGTACATAATTATAGACCAGGTCAGCAATATTACCCGCTACCGGACTATAATGGTGCATTAAGAACTATTGAACTTGATGTTGAAATAGATAATTTTCACGTTAACAATATAAAAAATGGTTTAGCACCTTCTTTAGCAATTACAACATATACTAACGGATCTTCTGACGATGTAGAGTCTATAGAGTCAATGTTAAGATCTAATTATGGTGGAACAGATAATGCCGGTTCATTAATTTATATGGACGTAGATTCACCAGAAAATAAACCAGACATTACACCTATACCTCAAAATGGGGCTGATGGATATTATACGACTATCAATGATATGTCTATACAGCAAATACTAACAGCTCATAGGATTACTTCTCCTATGTTATTAGGAATAAAAACAGAAGGACAGTTAGGTGGTAGAGCAGAATTAATAGATGCAAGGATTTTATTTGAACATAACGTAATAGAACCTATGCAGCAAGATATACTTAGACAGCTAGAAGGTATACTACAAGTTAATTACCCAGATATAGTTTTAGGTGTAAATACTAAAACATTATACGAAGATGGTGACGTAGAAGAAGAGGTAGTAACTTCAGTAGAAGTAGATGATGCAGAAGCTAGAGAAGTAGAAGAACAAGATACAACTAACGTAGAAGATATACCAACACTATGACAAATACATTCTTAATATCTGAAG